GAACCCCGCCGGCCCGGCACCGACCGTGACGCAGAGCCGTCCGTTTAGGAACGCCGACTGGACGGCGGTATGGACATCGTAGCGCGTGACGGCGGTGCCGACCGCATCCCACGGGATTTCGGTCACGCGGGTGAGCGGCGTCGAGACATCCGAGGGAGCGGTGCCCGCCTTGTAGAGATGGACGCGACGCGGGAACGCGCCGAGTTCCGTCGTGACGAGCAGGAGCGGATCAATCAGGCTAAACGGATTCTGGAGCACGCCGACGAGCGTCTGCGCGGGCGTGAAGGCATAGTTCGCCGGGATCGCGAGATCGTAGGTCGGCGACGTGACCGCGCTATTTTCGAGCGGCCACATGTTCTGACACCAGCCCCACTGCGACGGATCAAGCGCCGCCGGGTCTTTCGAGAAATCCAGACCGCCGCCGAAGGTGGGCACTTGCGTCCACTCTCCCGGCATCACGCGCCACGCGAGCTGCTGCCCCCGGCGAGCATCAACGTCTTGTCGTCCAGGATGACGCGCGTCAGCATCGCCTCGAACATCTGGCGGTACGTCGCGCCGCGATCTTCCTCATGGAGATAGCAATACGCGTCCGCGAGCGCCCCGTAGCGCACGACGTGTGGATAGCGGATCGTGAAAAAGTTGCCTGTGGCGGGATCGGAGAGCGGCGGCAGCCGCAGCCAGTAGTCCAGGATCAGCGTCGCGTCGGCAGACTGCGGCGGGGGGTAGAGGTACAGCCGCTCCATCCAGATCGCATAGTTCGTGCCGAGCGCCGCCGGACCGGGCGGCGATACCTGCGGGTACTCCGGATCGCGCACCCCGCCCACTGGCGAGTCCGCCCGGATGAAGTCGTCACGCCGCGTGCGTTCGATGTACGCGAGCGGAAGCGTCTGCGAATCGGACTGGAGGTACACGGCTTTCTGCGTCACGAAGTCTGCCGGCAGCGCGATGGACTCCACCCCGGCGGGATACGTGAGCGTGATGGACGTGGTTTCCTGCCCGCGCCACAGATGCGCTTCCTGACAGAGCGAGATCGCGGCGTTGATGCACTCGTCGCAGATCGCGTCGGGCAGCACGTTCACATTCGCGTGGGTGCTCGTCCACGTTCGCAGATCGCTGCGTAGCTGATCGAGAGTCGCCATGCCGGGCGGCCCACGCGCCGCCGCATGCGTGACGGCGCGCGGGGCGCATCAGTCCTTGGTCGAAGTGGAACCGCTCGACGTTTTCGATGGGAGTTCCGGGCCGCGTCCGCCCCGGTTGGAATCGTAGGGTGCCCCGGGGCTTTCGGGCTTCGCGTCCTGGAAGTGATCGAGTCCCTGTCCCTCGGGGGTCGATTCCGTCCCGGTCCCGTCCCCGACACTCTTGGATGGCATCGTGTTTGTCCTTTCAGATACCGGCGATGAAGCACCGGATCACCGCGTTGGCGGGGATGTCGGTCGTGACTTCGGTGCCTGCCGGGATGTAGAACCGGAGCTTGCCACTCCCCGGCGACTTGATCTCCCAGGTCCCGCGCAGTTCGGGGTGGTTCACCACCAGCGCATCGAACACGGTGAAGATCACGTTGAAGCCGAGTTGCTGCGCCATCGCGGCGAGATCGAAGCCGCTCGCGTAGTCCGCGCCCGCCGATCCCGTAGACGTGGTGAGATCGCACTGCTTGAACGTGAGGCCGGCATCGACCCGGAAGGTCCGGTTCGCGCTGTTGATGAGAAACGAGACAGTGACGGCCATGTCAGCCCCCTCGGGACCGCACGTAGCCCCGACTGCGCTCCAGATCGGACGGCGGCGGCGGGGCGTTCCGATTCGGCTTCGCGTTCTGAATGAAGTCGAACCCGTCCTTGGTCGGGATGTCCGTCGCGTCGATGCCGCGATTCAGCGCGTTGCCGACGTGACTCTTGTCGCCGGGCGGCGTGCGGTAATTCGTATCATCCCCAGCGTCGCGTGGAACGACTGGCATCATCCACCGTAGCTTCTGATCCCCTTCAACCGCGCGTGCGCGGACTGGAGGGGAATCGTCGAGGGGGAGTTCACATCGGGCACGACGCCCGTGCAATGCACTTCCAGCCCGCACTCGGTCAGGAACTCGTCGCGGGACGCGTCCTCGCCGGGCGACTGGCGGTTGCGGAGGAACACGGTGTCGTCGATGTAGCGATAGACCAGCTTGTCCGGGTCGATGACGAGCAGATCGTACCGCCAGACCGGATTGTCGGTCATCAGCGGGTGGTTGTAGAGCATCAGGGTTCCGAACGGGGTGATGTAGCGGATCAAGTGGAACCCGTAGGTGTCATCGGTCGGCGCGAGTTCGATGCGCGCCTTGTTCTTCGCCATCGCGTTGAGCACCATGAGTGCGCCGCTGCCGCAGAACGCGAGCTTTTCGCGGGACCCGTAGCGAAACGCGAGTTCGAGGAACGCGTCCCAGGTCGTCTCGGTGAGCGCCCCCGTGTTCAGCGCCCCCAGATCGGTGTTCACCGACAGGGTCGCCGTGGTGACGGGCGGCAACCAGTTGACGAAGCCCCGGGTCGTCCGGAGCGGCTGCCCCGTGCTGGTCAGATCGAGCGGCGTCGCGGCCCCGGTGGCGGCGATGATTTCCTCGCGCTCCGAGAACAAAAACGCCTTCTCCATCGAGATCGAATGGATTTGCAGCGCCTCGCGCTTGGCCTCGCGGTAGGGACCTTCGTCGTCCCAGCGCAGCCGCGACTTCCGGGCGGTGCGGGTCAGCGCGAGCGGCGTGCGGAAAATCTGCGTGTAGTTGAACTGCCGAACCGGCGCGTAGCTGACCGCTTGCCCGATCAGCGCGCCCTCGGGGTTGCCCTCACCGACGACGACGAGTTCGTCGCCCGTCCCGACTGCGCCGCCGGTCACGGCGGGGTTCGACGCGAACTTCGCCCCGACGTCGCGACGCAACTGAATCTGGTTCCCCGTGGTGTCTACGGAGAGCACCAGGAGATTTTCCTCCGTCGTCTGGTTCTGGACGACATAGCCGACCTTGAAGATCGAGACGTCCTTCGCGACCCCGCCGTCCGGCTGGATCGTGGCGTAGACATTCGTCGCGTCTGGCGACGCTGCCGCGACGCTCGCCCCGTCCGCCGGGGCGGCGGTGGTCGCTGCGCCGCGCACGGTGCCGCGTTGCACCGGGAGTCCCTTCTCGAACCAGTGGAAGGTCGGGTCATCGGTCGGCTGTTCCCGCATCTTGGAGAGAAAGGCGGTCAGCGGCGCGTCGCCGTTTGGGAAATAGAGTAGTATCCCCTGACGCCAATTTTCCGGTTCCTCGACGGGACCGAAGTTTCCGGTGCCGCGCATGCCTAGGATCGCCATGTGTTCCCTCCGTCATGGCGTCACGCAGGCCCGCGCGACGTGGAGCGTTTCCTCGCTCCCGTCTGCTTACCGTCTGCCGAGGTCCAAAATCTCCGACGTCATCTGCGACCGTTGCGTCGCCCCGTTCTGCCGCGACGAACCGCCCCCCATCTCGCCCACGACGGGACGGATGCGGGACTGGAGTGTCGGACGCGGGCCGGCAGGGGGGAGTGGACCGGGCGACGCGCCCGACACGCCACCCGGCGACGCAAAGTCCACGTTGTACTGCTGCCGCAAGTGCAGCATGGTCCGGCGCGCGACTTCGCGCTGCGCGGACTCCCAGTCGAACCGAGGGGATTGCGCCTGCTCCTGCGCCACCTCGGCGGCGTAGTGCTGGACGACGATCTGATGCGATTGCAGATCGGGGTACGCGTCCCAGAATGCCGACTGCATCTGCTGCGCGCGGCTCGCGATGTACTGCTGCTGCGTGCGCGCCCCCTGGTCCTGCGAGTAGTAGTTGATGAGCCGCTTTTCGGTCGCGTTGACGGCGAGAAGATAGACGGCTTGCAGCGCGCGGGTGACGACTTGTGCCGCCTGCGGTCCGCCCTGGAACACTTGCCCGAGATCGTCCTCAGTGACTTGGAGGATGTCCAAGCCTTCCTGGAGCGTCGGGTCGATCTGGGCTTGTCCGCTGGGGGCTTGCTGCGACTGCGGCACCGCGCCCGCGAGGCGCAGCGCCATCTCGCGCTGGAACAAGGCGTCGCGCTGATCGCGTTGTCGTAGCTCGTCGCGCAGCCGCGTGACTTCGCCACGCGCATCGAAGGATTCCTCGCCTGCCCCCTCGGGCGTGGGCACGGTCGGCGTCTCACTGGGCGGTGCTGGCGCAAACCGTGAGGGGGCAGACGACGGACCCTCATCCGGGGCGGTATCCGCGCGCAGCGGATCGGTGAACGAACTCGAACTGGGCGGGGTGTCCTCGGGTGGCGGGCCGATGTCGCGGATTTCGTCCCGGAGCGACTGCGCGGTGTTATCCGCGCCACCTCGACGCGCCATCTAGCGCCTCCCCCTGTGGATAACTTCCACTTGACCCTGTGGATAACCTGTGGACAGCGCACCTAGCAAACGGTAAATGCGCCGTCAATACCGCATGTTCCGACCACCCCTCAGACGACGACCGCTGCGACCGAGGCCCCGGGAGCATGTCGGCGTCCGAGTCGCCGGGTGGGTGCGCTCGAAAACCCCCGGCCACACTGCTCGCACCCACCCGGCGGATTCCCTGGAGTGACCCCATGGATCGACCCCCAAAGGACCCGGGTACGATCGGCATTTACGGGGGGACGAAGCATCTCCGGAGCGTCCCGCCGCCCGGCCCGGACCGCGTGCTCGCCATCCGCCAGGCACGGCAGAAGTTCACCGCCGTCTACCTCGATCTGCTCGTCGAACCCGACGTCATCGCCCACATGCGGAAGCTGCTCTCGTCCGCACGCGACGGGAAAGAGATCGGGTCGATGCTGAACGCGATCCTCCGCGCCGTCGTCCCGCCCGAGGACACGCTGACGACCGCCGTAGCCGTCACCCTCTCGCACGACATCCCGCGTCCGCCGCCGGTCGATGTCACGCCGACGCCACCGAAGCTGCTCGAATGAAGGTCGCGCTCCGCTACTCGCCGAACCGCAGCCAGCGACCGTTCCACGCGTCGCCCGCCCGGTACAAGTTGCTCCTGGGTGCCGCCGGCAGCGGCAAGACGGTTGCGCTGGTGATGGAGGACATCCTGGAGGCGATGGACTACCCGGGGTCCCAGGGCGTCATCTTCCGGCGCTACTACCCGTCGCTGCGCGACACGACGAAAAAGACGTTCCTGGAGATGTGTCCCCCGGAACTGATCGCCCGGGAGATCAAGTCGGAGGGCCGCGAGGAAGTCGAGTTCATCAACCGGTCGAAAACGATCTTCCGGGTCCTCGACGACTACAAGAAACTCGGCTCGATGGCGTTCGATCGCGTGAAGATCGACGAGGCGATCGAGATCGAGGAACGCGAGTTCATGGCGCTGATCGCGCGTATGCGCGGCAAGATCGGGCCGCGCCGCATCTGCCTCGCGACGAACCCACCGGACGAGGACCACTGGCTGTACCGCTGGTTCGTCGAGCGTCCGAGCGACGACAAGCGGGTGTTCCACTCCAGCACCTACGACAACGCGGACAACCTGACGCCCGACTACCTGCACGAACTGGAGCAGTATCCGCCCGCGTGGAAGGAGAAGTTCCTCTACGGACGCTGGGGCTTCCTCTCGGAAGGCCAGCCCGTGTTCGAGGACTTCCACCCCGAGATTCACGTCGGGACGCTCGCGATCGAACCCGGCTTGAAGGTCATCCGGGGCTGGGACTTCGGCTACGTCCACCCCGCGTGCATCTGGCTCCAGCACCACCCCGGCGGGCACATCTTCTGGCTGCGCGAGCTGCTGGGGACGAACGTCGATCTCCGGACGTTCGCGAACGAAGTGCTCCGACTCTCGAAGCTCTGGTTCCCCGACACGACCGAGTGGGAGGACTACTGCGACATCGCGGGCACGTACAAGAACGACCGCGCACCGACGTCCGCGCAGATTCTCCGCAGCGAGTTCAACATCCCGACCTACGCGCGGAAGTACAGCGTGCATTTCACCGTCGAGCGCATGCGCGGACTGCTGCGGACGGAAGCGGATGGGCAGCGTCTGCTCCAGATCGACGAGTCCTGTCGGCTCTCTCGCCGCGCCTTCGCGGGCGGCTACCACATGGATCAGAAGAAGGACGAGCCTGCGAAAGACGGCTTCTACGACAACGTCGTGGACGCGGGCCGTTACCCGATCACGGCGGTGACCATGGGCTTCGGCACGGACCCGGCGGCGCAGAAGTTCGCCGGGAAGAAGCTCCCCGAGTGGCGGTTCGCAATCTAGTGGGGGGGACGGCGCGATGATGCTCCAGCCGATGCGGCAAGCCTTGCTGGACGATCAGAGTCCGCTCCAGCAAGCCGTCGTCCCGTTTCTGCGCCGTCGCATCGACGCGGCGGAAGATCACTGGGGGAAGCGGCACGGACGCTGGCGGGAAGCCGAGAAGCTCTACCGGGCGTATCGGGTCACCGACGAGCAAGACGAAAAGACGCGGAAGGACTCGCTGACGGAGGGCGTCGAGAAGATCGTCATCCCGTACTCCTACGCGACGATGCAGTCGATCCTCGCGTTCTTCATGTCGATCCTCTGCGAGCGCACGCCGATCATTCCCGTGCGCGGCGACGGGCCGATGGATGTGACGCCCGCCGGCTACATGGAGTCCGTGCTCCACTACCAGATGGAGCAAATGAACCCGCCGGGCACGCTCATCATGTACCAGTGGTTGCTGGACGCGTGGCGCTACGGGGTCGGCATCATCAAGAACCTCTACACCGTCCGCGAATGGGTGGACTTGATCCGCACGTTCTCGACCGACCCGATGACCGGGCAGCAGATCGACCACCTCCAGGAAGAAGATGTGACGGCATACGAGGGGAACGAGGCGATGAATTGCAGCCCGTTCGACTGGTATCCCGATCCCGGTCGTCCGATGAGCGAGTTCCAGCGCGGCGAGTTCGTGTTCCACCAGACGCGGCGCTCCTGGACGGAAATGCTGGTGCGGGAACAGGAAGGCGTCTACATCGGCGTGAAGCAGATTCCCCGGGGACTCGGCGCGGGCGGCGATCGCGTCGGCGACGGTGGACGCTACACGGGCGGGTTCGAGGCAAACTCGGAGATTCCGCGTCTCGTCGGCATGGAAACGCCCTACTCCGACGACCGCCGCAGCACGGCGGACCAGAAGCGGTACGTGCGCCTCGACGAAGGGTGGATGTGGATCACCCCCGAGCAGATGGAGAAGCTGCTACTCTAGCAGTTCGCCCCGCAGACGATGTCGATGGCCCCGCGTCTCTGGGTGTTCACCTTGGCGAACCGCTCGCGCTGCATCCGCGCCGAGCCGGCGAATCTCCCGGGCCGGCGCTTCCCGTTCGAGATCATCGAGCCGAACTACGACGTCTACTCGCCGTCG